AGGGCGGGCTGTTCGCCCGGAAGAGCAACTATCGGGGTAAGAAGAAAAACCGAGGCCGATCGGTACGTGAGCAGCTCGCCGCTGGCCATGAGGACGCCAGGCGCCTGAGCGTCAAGGTCGTTGACGAGTACGTCGAAGACGGGACCTCAGCCTCGCGACACGGGGCCGACGGCGAACGTGATCAGCTTGAACGGCTGCTGCGGGACATAGCCGCGAAGAAACTCGACATTGTGATCGCATGGGCATCCTCCCGTTTGCAGCGGGATCTTGCCGTGTACGTTCGCCTCCGGGACGCGTGCTGGGAGCACGGTGTGCTGTGGTGCTACGGCGGCAAGGTGTACGACCTCAGCAATCCAGACGACCGCTTCCGTACCGGCCTGGACGCCCTGCTGGGGGAGCGCGAAGTCGATGAGCTGCGTACCAACGTGATGCGGACCCTCCGGGCGAACGCCGTGACCGGCGTGCCACACGGCATCACGCCGTATGGCTATCGCCGTGTGTACGCCCCGGAAACCGGGGCGTTCCTCAGGGTGGAGCCTGACCCCTTCCAGGCGGGGATCGTGCGGGAGATCTGTTTGCGGGTCGCCAACGGTGAGGACTACCGGGCCATCGCCCGCAGCCTCGACATGCGTCAGATTCCCGCCCCGGCCTTGCGGTGGACGAAGGCGATGGTGAAGCGGCTCGCTGTTCATAAGCCGGAGAACCCTGAATACGAGGACCTGTGGCAGGAGGTGGGGGACCGCCTCGGTAAGGGCGAGGAGCACCTTGACATCGCCCGTGACCTCCAGGCGCGGGGAATCCCGTTGTTCATGGCTCGTTGGCAGCCGACGACGATCAAGGAGTACGCCCGCGATGTCCGGTACCTCGGAGCCCGCACGCATCACGGCGAAGTGTCCGCCGCGGAGGCGTGGCATGCGATCGTGAGCAAGGCGACACACGTGCGGTGCAAAGCGGTCATCGAGGAGCGCGACAAGAAGCCGCACAACTCCCGTCCTGGAAAGGCTCGTTACCGACTCTCCGGTGTCATGGTGTGCCATATCTGCGAGCACCCCGTCGGCACTCACCGGACGGACAGCGGCAACATGAACTACCTGTGCAAGCAGCCAGGGCGCAACGGCGAGAAGGGGTACCACGTCAGTGCGCAGATGGAGCCGGTGGACGCGTACGTCCTTTCCTGGCTCTTCTCCTGGCTGTCGTCGCCGGCGTTCGTGGAGGCGTACACCAAGGGCGATGCAGAGCTTGTCCAGAAGATCGAAGAGGCGGAAGCAGAAGCGGAGCTGCTTCGACAGCGCCTGGACGGCTTCTATGCGGCGGCCGCGGAAGGAAAGCTGTCCCCTGAGGGGCTCGCCGCGGTGGAGGCGCAGACACGGCCGAAGATCAAAGATGCCGAGGATCGGGCGAAGACGTTGCGCGCGCCAGCTATCGTTCGCGACATCATCGGTGCCACGGTGGAGGAAGTGCGCGCGGCATGGGAGAAGTTGACGCTTCCGCAACAACGGATGATCACCGATGCTCTTGTGGAAGTCCGACTCAAGCCGATCGGTAAGGGGCGGGATTCGGCTGCCGTCCCAGCTGAGGACTATGTGTCAGTGGAGCCGCGGAAGCTGTTCGCGACGGCGGCTTGAGAGGGTCGCGTGCGCGTGCGGGGCCACGCAGTACAGCCTGCGTGGCCCCAGGCTGCTCAGCTGGCTTTGCGCTGCTCGGGGAGCAAGGGGTGGACCTGTAACGCGCTACCGGCAGCCCTCGTACGTGCACAGATTTCGCTCAGGGTCTGTTCGAAGGCGTTGGCCATCTCTTCATTGATCTGTTGGTCGTTGGCGACGAGCTCGATGATGCCATCGGCCGCCACTCGGGCCATGAGCAGGACGCCGGGGTCGAGCTGTTTCCGGCTAACTCTGAGCAAGTTGTCCCCCTTGCGTAAGATTCCCCGTTATCGAACCTAAGTACGATTCGACGTCCGGAAGACTTTACTCCGCAATGCCCGCCCAGTCACGCATTCAATTACCCGCCGCCTACGGCGTGTCACCCTCTGTTGGGGCATATTCCACCGGCTTATCCCTTTCGGCCACCCATCGTCGCAGTACTTCTTGCGCGCGTGGCATGTCGGCCGCGGTCATCCCGGGGACATGCGCGACGATGACCTGCATCTCCTCTGTGCTCGCACCGAAAGGATCGCTCGTAACCAGGCCGACGTACTGCTGCGAGGCGGCAAGCTGAACCTCGCGCATCGGGCGGTCGATGGCTGCTGCTACCGCGCGCACGAGCGGCGGGTTGATCTTCACTCCCTCGCCCTTGGCGATCCGCCAAAGGAGCGCGTACGGAACGCGATACCCCGTCTTTGGGTCCACGCCCCGCTCGGCCAGTTGTCGGTAGGTCGCACGCGCCGCCGCCGACTCCACGAGGTCGGCCAGGGGTCTACCTGAATCCCACACCCGGCATTCTCCGTTTCGGTTTAGAAACTCACACGCGCACTTACGTGGCGTTCACGCCCGTAAAAACATACCGCTGAACCTCGTTGACCGCCAGGATCATGGATCGTAGGTTGTTTCTGTTTTTAAACAGAAATGACTGCGGCGTGACCTGGACATGGGGGCACGGTCCGCGGCGGACCAGGGGAGGGGTGGACGATGCGAGCTGAAGCCTCTGAGGGCGCTGCTCGGTCGGAGACCGGCGGTGAAACGACGGTGGTCGACTGGCCGGAGCCGACTCCCGATCAGATCGCGATGATCGCACGGGTCTTGGCGCCGCTGGTTCACGAGGCGCGTGCTGAGCGTGCAGAACGGAGGGCGGCGGCATGACGCGTTCGGATGGGCTCGTGGAGTTCAGCGGCCCGCCGCCGGCTGCCCACACGACCAACACTCGCCATGCGCGCATCGTGGCCCAGTTGGTGAACAACCCCGGAAAGTGGGCGGTGATCGGGCGGTACGGAAGTGCGGCGAGCGCCCGGTCCACGGCCCTGAATATCCGGACGGGCAAGTTGGCTGCCTACACGCCGGCTGGGGCCTTTGACGCCGTGGCACGCACGGTGCACTCGGGCGACGAATCCGAGTTCCGTGTCTACGCCAGGTTCATTGGGGCCGGCGGCGGTGCGGAGGCGGCGTGATCAGCGTGCGGTTGAGCGATGACGGGCGCCGGGTGGTGCTCGGGACGACGGATATTGCGGAGGTGGTCGTCGGCGTGCTCGCTGTTGAGTACGCCGAGGCACCGCGGGCTGTGGGAGCCGACCTAGAGGAGATTGCTGCGCGGCGTTCCACGTTCGAGGGGCTGGCCGGCCTCAAAGAGATCTGTGAACTGCCAGAGCGTGTCCTGACTGGAGCCGCGGCCGCGCTAGATGCCGCGCGGGAGGACTTCGTGTCTGCACTGTCGGAGCCGGCCGAGTTCGCCCTCAGTGAGAGGGACGCGCGACAGCTGGCCGTAGAACTCATGCGGCACGCCAGCCTGGCAGCGGTGGCGCGCCTGCGGGACGGGGGTGTGCAGTGACGCTGATACGAACCGCGGCCGGCCGCGGCTACAAGTACACGTTGGACGGTGAGCCCGTGATGGGGGTGCCCTCGCTCACCGGCGGTGGTCTACCGAAGCCTGGCCAGCCAAGGTGGGCCGCACGAGAGGCCGCCCGGTATGTGGTGGACAACTGGAGAGCACTTGCGCCACGCATCGTTTCGGGGGAAGCCGACTCGGTCTTCGACGAAGTCAGGCAGGCACCGTTTCAGGAGCGAAACCCAGCAGCCGGACGTGGGGTGGACATCTACCGGCACGCCGCTGCTTTCCTCACCCGTGGCGACGATCAGGTGCCCCCGGAGTTGTACGGACATGCCGTAGCGTGCGCGGACTTCCTTGATGACTGGGGCGTGTGCCCCTTGCTCGTCGAGGCGCAAGTCGGTTCCCGCACCCACAAGTACGCCGGGACATTGGGCATGGTGGCGAAACTCCCCACCAGGGATGCGGTGTTGGTCAGCTACGAGACCGGCTCCGGAGTCTGGCCGGAGTGCGCGTTGCGGGCCGCGGCCTACCGGTTCGCCGACTTCTACGTGAGCGAGGACGGCGCCGAGATGCCGGTGGCCGATCTGGGCATCAGTGCAGCCTATGGCGTGCACTTGCGCGCGGACGGCTATTCCGTGCACCCGCTGGACGCCGGCGAGGAGACGTTCCAGCGGTTCCTCGATGTGTCGGCCGTCGCCCGGAATGCTAAGACTTTTCCCGCCCTCGTTCATGCCCCCGTAACCCCCATCCACCTCCTCAAGACCGGCGACGCGGCTAGCGAGCGGCGCACGGTACGGCGTTCCAACAACGGGGCAGCAGCCCTTGCTTCCGAGCCCGAGCCTGAGACGTCGTCATGGGCGGCCAGCCACGAGGCGGAGCAGTGACGCGGAGCGGCATGGACCGACGCCAGGCAGCTGCGCGCCACGCAGCCGTGGAATGGGTGTTTGAGCATTCCCGCGCCCGCGGCGTGGCGCGCACGATCCTGCTGGCCATCGCCCACCAGGTGCCGGACGCGGAGTGCACCGCGTACGCGGGGACCACGATGCTGGTGCGCCGTACCGGCGCGGCCCGATCGACGGTTCGCGCTGCCATTGACCGGCTCCTTGCCTCCAAGGACGGTGAGTTGGAGGTCGTCGAAGGGGAACTTGGGCCGCGCGGTGAGATCTGGTATCGGCTCCCGAAGGCTGCCGCATACCTGCGCGCGGTGTCCGAATCGGGAGGGTTTGGAGGGCCGGAGACCGGGGGGCTGGAAATTGGCTCGCGCCAGAATCCGGGCTCCCGGAAACCGGCCCCCACAGGGCCGGAAACCGGCCCGGAGGGGTCCGAGAACCGGCCCAGTGGGGGGCCGGGTTCCAGCCCCCCACTGATAGATGAGATTGGTGAAGGACTGAGCAGCGCTCGCGCGCCCGAGACGCCTACGGACGTCGTGCCGGTACAGGCCCGGCCGCTGGTGGCCGCCCTCCGCCAGGCACGGATTGTGGTCACCTGGCGATTGGCACCGGCCGAGTGGGCGCTGGTGCTCGCCGCGGTCCAACGGTGGGGCACGGACGCACTCGTCCGCGCCGCCGTCGAACGGACCTCCGGCCGGGAGATCCGCAGCGCCCGCTACCTACTGGCCATCTGGCGCGACGCCGCCAACTTCGCCCCCGCCCCGCCAGCCGACCAGCATGCGGGGGACGGCGGGAACGTGGTGCCGCTGCGGCGCGGCACGTCCTCGTACACCGACAACCTGCTCGCCGGACTCGCCTTGCTGGAAGAACGGGGGGAAGCCCAATGAATCCGAGGGAAACTGCCGCCCTGCTGCGCCTCCTGGCCACCCTGGACGGACGGTTGCGCCGAGCCATGACCGACCCGCACAAGGCGGCCCGCACCATCGACGAGTGGAACGAGGCCACCGTGCACATCCCCGCCGTCACCGAAGACGGCACTTGGGACGTCATGCACGCGGTGCGGTGCTTCTACGAGCAGCAGCGTGGCGACCACACCGCCCGCTACTTCGCATACGAGCCGCACCACCTGCTCGCTGCCTGGGCCGCACACCGCGGTACACGGATGGAGCGCCACACCGACCCGGTGCCGGCCGCCGACCCGGATGACGAAGCCGCCTACCGCGCCGAGCTCGCCGCCACCCGCACCGCCGTGGCCACTGGCCGAAGCGCGCCGGCCATCTTCCGGCCCGCGATCGACCCGGTCGGCCAGCGTGAACTCGAAGCCATGACAGACGAACTGGCCGCGGCGTCGTACTTGCCTGAGCCGGTGGCCTGGGAACTCGCAGCCTTCCGGCCGCGGCGGGCCGAGCGGGAAGCTGCGCGTAAAAGGGGCGGGCCGGATCCGCTCGGCCAGGTGTGCAAATGGTGCGGCGCCGGCGAGGGTGAGCCGTGCCGCGGCGGCTTCCGTCCGCGCGGCAAGGGGCGAGCCATCCGCACCGAGCCGCATCCCTGCCGCATCGACGCCGCCCGCACTGCCATGGAGGAGGCCAGCTAATGCATGTTTCCAGCACGCGGCCCGACACCCCGTGCCCGACCTGCGGTGCCTTCGCCCTGCGGCTTGAACGGCGCTTGGCCGTCCTCCCCCTGTCGGCCCTCGCTGCCGCGCATCCGGCCGCAACTACCCGCTCCTGGCTGGTCTGTCGTTCGTGCGGCACCGAAGCCGAAGAGCGGAGCGCCACACAGCCCTGAACAACCTTCAGGGCGCGCCCTCGTCCGGCCAGACAGAAAGGGGCGCGCCCTGCGTGGTGAGACCACCGTACAGCCGATCTTGCCCGGAGGCTCACCATGAATCCGACGTACGCCATAGCCGACGAGACCGTTGCCGCCCTGCGCCGCATCCGCGAACTGTGGGGCGATCTGCTGGCTGCGATCGAGACCCCGCCCGCCGATGTGTGGCCCCCGCGTCAGCTCTCTCACACTCTCAACCCTGCGCCGGACGAGCCGCTCATCCAGCGGCTCCCACTGACCCTGCGCGAGTATCCAGCCCCGGTCAACCTTGGTGTCCTGGACGCCGGCCGGGCTGTGGAGGAGGCCGTGTTTGCACTGGCCGATGTCCTGGCTGCCGCGTGCCAGCACGCCGCGCTGGGGGATCCGCGCCGTTGGGAGATCCGGAGCGAGAGCCGGCCAGGCAGCCGGGCCCACGGGCTGCACTGGGCCTGCGTGTGGATCGAGGGCCGCATCCGGGGCGAAGACACGGAACTGGAAGACAACTTGGCCTGCACTCCGCCGTTCCGGCCGCTGCGCGAGGCCGAGCAGATCGAGGCCCGCCACGTCGCCCGCACCAGTGAAGCCCGCCTCCTACGCGCCCTCGGGCTCGACCACCGTGACACGGTGATCCCCGGTCGTCCCTGCCCCTGGTGCACCGGCCAACTCACCCTCCATACCGGGCCGGACATCCCGCCGGCGGTCACGTGCGGTACGGGCCCGAGCTGCACGGCCCCTGTCCTCATCGACGCTCGCGGCCGTCGCGTGTGGCGCTGGCGCGACCTGCCCGCCCTGGCTACAGCACTCCAAGCCCGCGAAGCCCCACTGTGCGCCAACTGCATTGAAATTCCTCGAAGTTGAGGCCGCTCCCACTCGCTGGACCGTGCGGAAATCACTACCGTACTCATTACCGCATTCATTGCGGGGCCGGACGTCACCCGGCAACCATCCAGCGAGAGGGAGTACCCCCTATGCGCTACGCAACGATCAACAAGGACGACGACGTCCTGCACCGGCAGGATCTGGGAACCACACGGGCCCTGTGCGGCGAGGACGCGCCGTACGACGTGGACGCCGACGAGGCCGCCTTTGGGCTCATCGCCGGCACCCGATTCACCTGCGGCCCGTGTGACATGGCCGCCGCGCACCGGGCGCCCGTCAACTACGGATTCCGCGCGGCGGACGGCGCGAACGACGATGTGCGTGCCGCGGTGCGCGTCCTGGCCATCGCCGGATTCGAGCCGGCGCGTGACCCGGACGAGTTCCGTACCACGGCCCGCGGCTTCCTCGTGGAATCCATCGCGCCGGGGAGCGTCGATGTCTCCCGCCTCCTCAACGGGGTGGGCGCCAACGGCGAAGGGGCGGAGACGATGCTCAACGCCTACATCCGCACCTTCAAAATCATGGGCTGGGAAACCAGCGTGATCTTCGAAGACGATGGCGTTTCCTGCTTCGTCGCCTACCGCCCGGCGGACGGCGAGGAAGTCACTTCCGTGACCGACGACCAGCCGCACAACCACCCGCACTGATCAGGTTCACCGCCGGCCGGGCCCTGCGCCCGGCCGGCGCTTACTCACGAGAGGCACCCGTCATGGCCGAACGCAAGCCGAAGCTGACATACGACGACGCCGTCCGCATCCGTGACGAGGCCCTGAACCTCAAAGAGCAACTCGGCCGGATCGTTGTCGAAGCCCGGCTCGGGGGCAGTGGCCACAAGCCGCGTTCCGTCGCGCAGATCGCGCGGGAGCTTCAGTTCACGGAAGGCCGTATCCGCCAGATCTTGCGCGCCGAGCAGGCCGCCGAACCCACCGAATAAATCGGGTCCGCCTCTGGCGACGTCACCGCCGGACGGACCCTGACCGCTACGAAGGAGTACCCCTCCGTATGGCTACCACCTACCCTACTCGCCCCCGGACTTCGGGCCACGCCCGCTGGGTGCCGCTCGCGGTGTCGGCGGTGATGACCGCCGGATTCTCCTATCTGGCCTTCCGGTTGTCCTTCGCCGCCTTAACTGCGTTGGGCCTTCAGCACGGCGTTCCGGGGGACGTGGTGTGGATGTTCGCGGTCCTCGTGGATGGCGGCGCGGTCGTCGGCACGGTCGGCGTCGTCATGGCCCAGCACGCCGGCCGCAGCCCTCGCCCGTACTGGGTCACCGTGATCGCCTTCGCCACCATCTCCCTGGCGTTCAACATCGCCCACAGCGACGGCACCCCACTCGGCATCGCCATCGCCGTCACACCGCCGGCCGCCCAATTCGCCGCCACGGAACTCCTCGTCCGCCTGCTGCCCGCCCCTGGCGACGCCACCGCTACCACCGCCGCACCATCGGTCGCCGCTGTCGTCGCCGCAGCAGACCGCGCGACCGCCGCAGCCAGCACCATCACCGCCGCCGTACGCGACGCCAGCGCCGCCGCGGAAGCCGCGCGTGCCGCAGCCGACGAGGCGACAATCGCCGCCACGACCACCGCACACGCAACACAGCAGCCCACCACGGGTGGCACCACCGGCGGCTCGCCAGTGGCAGCCATAGACCTCGCCGCCCTCATCGCCACCATCGATGAGATGCCGCCGTTCACCGCCACCGAGGACGACGGCACAGCGCCACCGGAGCCACAGCCGCTCGCCGCCACATTCACCGCCCCGCCATGGCCAGCCGGCGACGAAGTGGACGACGCCGACACAGAGCCAGGCGCGGCCCCCGCAGTGCCGCGAGAGTGGATGGATGCCTACCGGCAGGTGCGGCAGACACTCGGCAAGCGCCCCACACAGAACGCCCTGGGCGACGCCCTCGGGGTCAAGCGCACCCGAGCCAGCCAGATCCGCGAGCAGATCGAGAAGGCGCTCAACACCCCTTGCGCCGTTACCTTTCCGTGACCTAGAGTTGGCGGCGCTTCCGGCGTGCCCGGAAATAGCCACTAACTTCAGACTCCGAGCCCCGTCACGCATCCCCGCCGTGACGGGGTTCCTTCATGCCTGCCTGGGAGGTGATCGCATGCCGACCAGCTCCCAGGCCCTGTTTGACGACGGCGACGACGTGTCTTTCGTGGCGCCTACCCTCGGGCCGCTGCCCGGCATCCGCCCGTTCTCTGTCCTACGTACCGACCTCGGCCCGTGGCGTGACCGTCGCGCCGCTTGGAACGACCTCGGCCTTGCCAGCCGCACCGGGCGCGAGCACGCGACTACGTATGCCTCCCGCGGAAAGTTCGCCGAGAAGTACCTGACCTCAATCAACGGCGGGCTCTCGACGTTCGATCCGGTGCTCGCCGAGGTGCTGTACGAGTGGTACTGCCCGGAACGCGGATCCGTCCTCGACCCCTTCGCCGGGGGCTCGGTGCGCGGGCTGGTCGCCGGCAATGGCGGTTACCGCTACACCGGCATAGACCTCTCTCCGTCGCAGGTAGACGCGAACGAGGATCAGGCAGCCGACTGGGCTGCCCGCGATCTCCTCGCGGCCAAACCCCGCTGGATCCTTGGAGATGCGGCCGACGTGCTACCCGACTTTGCCACCGGCGCATACGACTACGTCATGACCTGCCCGCCCTACCACAACCTGGAAAAGTACTCCGATCACCCAGCTGACCTCTCGGCGATGCGGTGGAAGGAGTTCACCGAGGCATACCGAGAGATCATCGCGGACTCCGTGCGATGCCTGGCCGAAGACAGCTTCGCAACCTGGGTAGTCGGCGAGGTCCGCAACTCCGCCGGCATCATCCGCGGACTCATCCCCCTCACCATCGCCGCCCATGAGGCCGCCGGCGCCCGCCTCTACAACGATGCGATACTGATGAACACCCTCGGCACAACTCCCATGCGGCTCGGCAATCAATGGCGCGCCTCTCGCAAAATGGGACGCCATCACCAGTATGTCCTGACCTTCGTCAAGGGCGACCCCAAGTGCGCCACCGCCCGCCTGGCCGAGGTCGCCCCGTGAACGGTCTCGACCTCCTCGCCCGCGCTCTCGCCGTTCCCGACTTCACCCCCGCCGTAACGCCCGTCGAAGAACACGACGGCATCTTGGTCAAGCGCGAAGACGCCTGGTCCCGAGGCGGCGCCTCCGGAGCCAAGGCACGGGCCCTCTTCACCGTGGCCGGGGGTGCCTCCGGCATCGTCAGCGCGGGCGCGCGGATCAGCCCGCAGCTCGAACGGGCGGCCATCGTCGCCCACGCCCTCGGGATACCATCCCGACTGCACACCGGCTGGGGTGCCGACACCGCCGAAACCGCACTCGCCGCGGCAGCCGAAGCCGAGGTGCTCCGGCACTGCCCCGGTCGGCTATCCGTGATACGAGCCCGGTATCGCACCGACGCCGAGCACCTTTCCGGCCGAGGCTGGGCCTGTGTGCCGTACGGCATGGAGCACCCCGTCTACCTGGAGCAAGTGGCCGATCAAGCCGCGCAACTTCCGTCCCACGTCCGCCGGATTGTGGTCCCTGTTGGATCAGGCATCACCCTCGCGGCCATTCTGCGCGGACTCGCCAGAGCCAGTAGCCGGACGCCGGTGCTCGGCGTTCGTGTCGGCGGTGATCCGACGCCCGTCCTCGACCGATACGCCCCTGGTTGGCACGCCCGCGCAACGCTCGTCACCACCACCGCGGCATTCGGAGACTCCGTGCCTAACCGGCTCGGTGCCCTGGCACTGGATCCGCATTACGAAGCCAAGACGCTCCCTTTCCTTTCTTCCGGTGATTTGCTGTGGGCGGTCGGCGTACGCGCATCCGCCTTGCGACCGTGAACGGCAGTCACCGATCCGGTACCGCGAACAGCGTCGTTCTTTCGCCTGGGGCACCCCGGAGGCAGCTGGGAGCCCTTGGGCCACGTGAAGAAGATGCAGAAATAATTGCCGCAGCCCCTCGCGCACTCTTCGAACCTCCCCTACTGTCTCAGCTGCCAAAAGGAAAGTTCCTCAGGCGGAACGAAGAATAGGTATAGGGAGGGCGAGATGTCTCAGGAAGACTGCACGGTGAGTCAATTAATAGAAGGTCTTAAGGGGTACCCTGCGGAATCGATCGTGCGCCTGTACGTCGAAGGCGGGCCGGATCACGGGTACTTGGTCGGCCCCGTTGTCTCCATAAGTGACCGCCTCACAATCATGTGCGCAGTCGAGAAAAACACCTGCGACTGATCCTGTATGCGGCCCGCCCCCGGAGATAGCGGGGGCGGACCGCAGGCGCCAGCATGCCACATCGCACGCACCGAACGGAGTAGCTATGACGGACCGCCGGCCCGGCGACGGCAACGCCGAAACGCTGCGTGCTTACTGGGCTCGGGGAAAGGGCGCCGCCAAAATCCGGTGGGGCACACCCGGCGACTTCGACCGCTGCGTAGGCGAACTGTCGAAGTACATGCCGGGTCGCGCCGAGGGGTATTGCAACCTGCTACACAAGCGGGCCACCGGCATCTACCCCGCCACGCACGCCAAGGCAGACCGCGGGGGCACGTGATGGCTTGGACATCGAGTAGGCGCCGCGCCGAGCTTCCCGCGGACTGGGCAACCGCGATCCGCCCCCGCGTCCTCGCCCGCGACGGTTACCGGTGCACCGCCTATATGCGGGACGGCAATCGGTGCCCCGCCGTCGCCACGGACGTGGACCACATCGGCGACCGCCACGACCACAGCGACAACAACCTCCAGTCGCTTTGCCGTTGGCACCACAAGCGCAAGACAGCCGCCGAGAGTGCCGCCGCACGCCGCGCTAAGCGCCCGCCGCTGCGTCGGCGGCCAGCGGAACGCCACCCGGGCCTGCGATGATCTCTCCACCCCTGGGGGATCCCCCTCCCCGGCCGGCCTGAACACCGCAAGCGTATTGCGGCTCGGTAGATGTACGAGTCTGGGGTTCACGGCGACCGTTGCCATTAGCGGGAAAGATCAGCTCTTATTCAACACGTCCACCCCATCATCGTGTGCATTGGGAATGTAAGTCAGTTGCTTCTCATTTCTAAAAATCTCGACTTGAATGGTCGTGAGGGTCGCGCATTCGCTAGCAGGATTAGCCACAGGTGTGGCATCGAAGAAGGCCCAGGCGCCATCGTTCCTAGTCATCTTCAAATGGTATGAGCAGGGTACGGTGTCGGTGCCTCGAGTGAAGGTGGTGTGAAATTTGCCAAGCTGATCCCCTGCGTATCCTGGGCTGAGTCGGAGAGAAACATCGGCAGGAGACGAGAGGCCGAGCCCTGTGGTTGTCCATGTCCCAACATACTTGTCGGGCAGCGGAGTTCCATGCTGATCGCGATTGAGATAGGCGAGAACCCCGGAGATTGAGCCGATTAGGAGGGCTGCGGCAACTCCCCATGTCTTCAGTTGGGAAGCGGTCGTCTTCGTAGGGACTTTCGGTGAAGCTGTCGCTGGCTTAGGGGATGTCGACTTTTCCGTTGGTGTATATCCGGAGCCTTTCGAGTGTATCGCCGGATTAGTCGACTTGTGTTTAGGTGGTGGGCTGCTTGGGTCCGCGAGTAGTGCGCTCTTAGCTTGAGCTGAGATCGCGGATGGGGCGGGTCGATCGTTCGGGGCCTTATTTAGGCAGTTCTGGATTAGCTTCCGCAGGTCGCTTGGAATTCCGTCCAAATTGGGCGCTTCGTCGGCGATTCGGCGGGCGATGGCGAGGATGCTGGGAGCCTCGAACGGGCTGCGACCGGTGGCTGCGAAGGTCAACACAGCGCCCAAAGAGAAGATATCGCTGGCTGGGCTGGCCTGCTCGCCATGGACCTGCTCTGGGGCCATGTAAGCGTAGGTGCCGACGACAACTCCGGTAGTTGTCAAGGTGCTGGCATCATGCGCTTGTGCGATGCCAAAGTCGATGATGCGAGGGCCGTCCTCGGCCAGTATGACGTTGCCGGGCTTCAAGTCGCGGTGGGCCAACCGACATGCATGGATGGCGGCCAAGCCTTCGGCTAGACCGGAGGCCAGAGTGAGCACCCCAGTTGGATCGAGGGGACCCCTCTGAGCTACGCGGTCCTGTAGGGAAGGGCCGGGGATGTACTCCGTGGCCAGCCATGGCGCCGCTGCCTCGGGATCAGCGTCGACAACTGAGGCGGTATGGAGCCCGCCGACCCGGCGGGCTGCGCTCACTTCGCGTGCGAAACGCCGGCGGAAGCTGGGGTTGCGGGCGAACTCCGGGCGGATCACCTTGACGGCGGCCAGGTCTCCGTCCGAGGTGGCAGCGAGAAATACCTGCCCCATTCCTCCCGCGCCGAGCCTGTGGCTTGTGCGGTAAGGCCCTATTTGTTCGGGATCTCCGGCCAGTAGAGGGTCCATGCGCGTGGCCGATCGTCAGAAGGATGAGCCGCAGGAGCTGTGCAGTTGTTGCAGGTGGCATTCTCGCAATCAGCTCACCGGAAAGTGAAGGGTTGATCGCCAGTGGCTGGTCGCGGCCCCGCCCCCAAAGATCCCGCGCGTCGTGCTCGCCGCAACGCTGATCCTGCCCCTCAGGCCATCCTGCGTATCGAGCAAGCTACGCCACCCGAGCTGCCCAACTGGCCAGGCAGTGAGGGGGATTGGCCGGACCGGACGAGGGAGTGGTGGGCGATGTGGCGTGCGTCGCCGCAGGCCGAGCACTTCTCCTCCACCGACTGGGATTTCCTCCTCGACACCGCCCTCATCCACGCCCGGCTGTGGAACGGCGAAGCCTCCGCGGCAGCCGAACTACGACTACGGGTAGCGAAGTTCGGTGCCACCCCGGAGGACCGCTCGCGGCTGCGGATGCAGTTCGCGCAGGCCGACGAAGCCGATGCCCAACGGCCGGCCCGGGAGACGCCAGCCCGCGACCGCTACGCCGCGCTGCGCGTGATCAAGCCAACGACGACGGACACCGCCGAGACGTGATCCGCGGAGGGGGTGGTCGCTCGTGCCCTGGCGCGGTCCGAACTACCCGGGCGAACAGCCGACCCTGGGCTGGCAGGTGCTGGACTGGATGGCCGAGTACCTGGTCGTCCCGGACGGTCCCGCCGCCGGTGGGCCGCTGCTGCTGACGGATGAGCAGGCGCTGTTCGTGCTCCAGCTCTACGCCCTCCGCCCTGACTTCGAGGGCCCCGCGATCCGCGGGCGCACGTTGACCAATGGGCGCCGTATCCGGAGGGGGGTCTTGTCCCGGCCGAAAGGCTGGGGCAAGTTACGTCCCCGCTCCTGGCCGCGCTGTGCCTTGCGGAGGCGCTTGGCCCTGTAGTCCCGGACGGCTGGGACGCCGACGGTGAACCGGTGGGTCGGGAGTGGACCTCCCTGGGGTTCAAGGCGAAGGTCCAGATCGTTGCCGTGTCCGAGGACCAGACGGCAAACACCTGGGAGCCGTTGTTGGAGATGGCCAGGAACGGTGGGGTACACGATGCGTATGCCATCGAGCCGATGGAGAGCTTCGTCAACGTCCCCGACGGCCGCATCGAGTACGTCACGTCCGCGGCTTCCTCGCGCGAAGGCTTCCGCCCTGTCTTCGCGGTACTGGACCAGACGGAGTCGTGGCTTCCCAACAACGGCGGCCGCAAGCTGGCCGCCACGATCCGCCGGAACCTCACCAAGGTGAACGGCGCCAGTGTCGAGACCCCCAACGCCTTCGTGCCCGGCGAGGACTCGGTTGCGGAGCGGTCGTTTGAGGCGTGGAAGAAGCAGATCGAGGGCAAGACGAAGGCCGACGATGGGCTGCTCTTCGACCACCGCGAAGCGCCGGCGGAGACCGATCCGGGCGACGAGGCATCGCTCCTGGCCGGACTCGCGCACGCCTACGGCGGCAGCGCCGATGTGAACGGCGGCTGGGTGAACCTGCGCCGGGTCCTGATGGACTTCTGGGACCCCGACACCGACCCGCAAGATGCTCGCCGCTACTTCCTGAACCAAGTCACCCACGCGACCGACAGCTGGCTCTCCCAGCCCGAATGGTCCGGCTGCGCCGCGCCGGACAAGACCGTCAGGGATGGCGACCGCATTGTGCTGGGCTTCGACGGATCGCGCCGGCGCCGCAAGGGTGTGACGGACGCTACGGCTCTCATGGCATGCCGGGTCGAAGACGGTCACCTCTTCCCGATCCAGGTCTGGGAGCAGCCCGACGGCCCGGCCGGGGACACCTGGGAGGTACCGGTCGCCGAAGTACTGGCCGCGGTCGATGACACCTTCCGACGCTTCGACGTGGTCGGCTTCTACGCCGACCCCGCCAAGTGGGAGGGACACGTCGCGACTTGGGAGGCCAAGTACGGCGCCAAGCTCCCGGTGAAGTCCACGCGCCAGCACCCCGTCGAATGGTGGATGACCGGTGGCCGGTCGGGGCTGATCGTCCGCGCGCTGGAGAAGTTCCATGCCGCGGTCGTGGACCGAGAGCTCACCCACAGCGGCTCGTCTGTTCTGACCCGGCATGTGCTCAACGCCCGGCGGCGGCCCTCGACCTCCGGTCTTCAAATCGCCAAGGAACACCCCGACTCGCCGCGGAAGATCGACGCCGCGGTCGCCTCTGTCCTGGCCTGGCAATGCCGTCTCGACGCCGTTGCCACCGGGGCCCGAAACCGCTCCCGCAAGGTCACCATCTTGCGCTGACCACAGAAACGGGGGTGATCGCATGTCCGCCGCCCCCGCTGAGCGGCTCACCACTGACGAGGAAGGCACCCTCAATCGCCTCTACCAGCGGCTCCTCAATGCCCGCACCGCGTCGCTGCACGACGGTGGCCTGGACGTGCTTGGCCGTTACTACGACGCCGACCGGTACATGCGCTCCATCGGCCTGAACGTCCCGCCCGGGTATGAGGATCTGCGCACGGTGATCGCGTGGCCTGCGCAGGCCGCGGACACGATCGAGGAGCGTCTCGATGTGGAGGGGATCCGCACCTCGGCGAGCGGTGCGCCCTCGGAGGTGCTGTGGAACATCTGGCAGGCCAGCGGGCTGGACGAGGAATCCCAGCTCGCCCACGCGGACGCCCTGATCTATGGGCGGTCCTACGTGGTGGTCGGCACCGACCACGGCGGCGCGCCGGTGATCACGGTGGAGTCGCCTTTGTGGATGGCGCACGAGCGTGATCCGCTGACCCGCCAGGTGCGGGCGGCGGCGCGTTTCGTGCAGGATCCGCGCGAGGTGGACCTGCCGCAGTATGCGCGCAGCACCACCACGGTTGCCGCCTCGCTGTTCCTGCCGGGGCAGACCGTGCAGGTGGTCCGCGACAGCGGCGGCGAGGCCGGCGGCTGGGTGGTCGTTGATCGCGACGTTCATGGGATGCCGCAGATTCCGGTGGTGCCGCTGGTCAACCGACCGCGGGTGTCTGATCGCGCCGGCCGCAGCGAGATGCTCCGGGTGATCCCGGTGGCCGATGCCTGCTGCCGGGCGATCACCAACATGCAGATCGCCACGGAGTTCCAGGCGGTGCCGCAGCGCTACATTCTCGGCGCGAGCCGGGAAGACTTCGAGGACGCTGATGGGAACCAGATTCCCGCCTGGGAGGCGTACCTGGGCCGGGTGTGGGCGCTGGCCAACGATCAGGCGAAGGCTGGGCAGTTCCCGGCCGCCGAGCTGCACAACTTCGCCGAGGCGATCACCACCTACGGCAAGATCGCCGCATCGTTGCAGGGTGTCCCGCTGTCTTACTTCGCCGTCGGCGCGGACAACCCCTCCTCCGCGGACGCGATCCGTGCGGAAGAGGCGCGGCTGGTCAAGGCGTGCGAGCGTCGGCAACGCGCGTTCGGCGGGCCGTGGGAGCAGGTGATGCGCCTGGCGATCTGGATCGCCGAAGGCGGCACCCTTCCCCAGGGCGTGGAAAACCTGGCGATGGTGTGGCGGGATCCAGCGACTCCGACGATGGCCGCGAAGGCGGACTACGTCTCCAAAATGATCTCAACCGGGGTGTTCCCGCCCGCCTACGGGCCCGAGGCCCTCGGCCTGCCGGTGAGCGAGCAGGAGCGCATCGCGGAGCTGTGGCGGCAAGCGGATCCCGCCTCCCGCCTGGCCGCATCGCTCGACCGCGCCAGCCGCGCCCCAACGCAGCCACCAGCGAACGCGGACGAGGGGGTGGCGCATGGCACCGGTCAGCAGCCCCCGGCAACTGGCTGACGCACACCGCCGCGCCCAGGTCGCACTGGCCTCCCGCGCCGCCGGCCGGGTCATGAGTGACTGGCAACGCATGATCCAGCCCCGGCGGATCGAGGAGACCGCGCCGCAGTGGATGGACGCGTCCCTGGGTGTCATCACCGCCTCCCGGGCCCGGTCGCGGGACCTGGCCGCCTCCTATCTGCGGCTTCACCGCGCGCTGAACACGGACACGACGCTTCCGCCCTACGCCTCCGCCCCCGTGGCGGAGGTGACCACCCTTGGCAGGCTGCGCCGCGACTTTGCCAGCCGGGCGCAGATCCACCTGCCCTCGGCCGGGGACGATGGCCGGGCCGTGGTCATCGAGGACGACTACGCCTGGCCCGACGAAGACCAGGAGGCCTTCGCTGCCGCGGCTCGCACCTCCCTTGCCGTCACCGGCCCAGTGCATGCCCGGCGGCGCCTGGCCGATGCCGAAGGGGCGGCGGGCCGCGGGCGGTTGGACGACACCGACTTCCTAGCCGAACTCGACACCGTGATGCGCGACGCCGGCGCATCGGCGGCCGCCGCGGCCGACCGTGAAGTCCTCCGCGGGGGCCGTGATCTCCTCCACCGCGCCTCGTCGGCCGACCCGCGGGTGGTCGGCTGGGTGCGGGTGACCAGCGCGGACCCGTGCGCCTGGTGCGCGATGCTCGCCAGCCGCGGGGCCGTGTATCGGTCCCGGGATGCCGCCCAGCTCAAGGGGCACGCCGGCCGCAACGTGCCGCCGGTCGATCCCGAAGACCTGGAGAAGTACCACAACCAGTGCCACTGCCAGGTCGTGCCCATCTACTTGCGCACCGCCTGGATATCCGAACAGGGGCGCGCCTTCCGGGAGTTGTGGGACGAGGCCACCGACGGCCACACCGGGCGGGACGCGATCAACGCCTATCGGCGCGTCATCGATGCGCGCCGCCGCCGTGCCCGATCCCGCGGCGCGTTGCCCGCACAGGCGGACGGACCCCTTTTCACCAACCATCCACCGCGCCGCGACCAAGGGAGCGGAACATGACTGACGCGCAGGAAACACCGGCCACCCCGGAGACCCCACCGCCCGACGAAACCGCCCATGCCGAACCGCCGGAGCCGGCCCCGGGCAACGATGAAGCGACGCTCCCGGATTGGGTACGCAGTGAGCTTTCCCGCGCCCGGGACGAGGCGGCACGGCGCCGCATCGAACTCCGCGAGCTCAAAGACCAGCTGGCAGGGATGGCCGACCCCGACGAGGCCAAGGCCGCCATTCAGCTCGCCCACGACCGCCTCGCGGAGACCGAGCAGCAGCTGACCCGCGAGCGGCTGGGCCGCAAGTACCACCTCCCCGAGGCCCTCGTTGCCCGCATCCAGGGGGAGGACGAGGAAGCGATGGAGCAGGACGCCAAGGCGCTCGCAGAGCTGGCCCCGGCCGCCGGCCGTCCGCCCCGCCCCGACCGCCTCCAGGGCGGCGGCGATCCCGCGCCGCTGTCCCCGGCGGACAGGTTCGCCCAGATCATCCAGACCCGGCTGCGCTGACGCGCGCCCCAACCTTTGCAAAGTGAGGGCCAGTTATGGCTGCACCCCCGGTAAAGCTTTCCGCCATCGAGCAGATTCTCCTGCCGCCGGAGATCACGACCCCGATTTTCGACCGGGCGGTGGAGGAGTCCGCGGTCATGAGTCTGGCCCGCAAGGTGCCGCTGTCCATGACCGCGCAGACCGCCATCCCCGTCCCGATGGATCTGCCGGTCGCCGGCTGGGTCGATGAGGGCGGCCCCAAGCCCACCGGCACCGCGGGCATGGGTGTCAAGACCATGCAGGGGAAGAAGGTCGCCTGCCTGGTGCCGGTCTCCCAGGAGGTCGCCAACAGCAATGCGGCCGGCCTCTACACGCAGATCCAGCAGGACCTTCCCAAGGCCCTCGCCCGTGCCTTCGACCTGGCCGCGATCCACGGCAAGACGCCCACCGGCGGCGTCGGCCCGTTCGCAGACTTCCTTACCGCGACCCCCTACACCGTCCAGCTCGGCACCGCGCCGCAGAACAAGGGCGGCATCTGGGCCGACCTGGTCGCCGGTATGAAGTTGGTGGTGGACGGGGACGACGACCCGGATCACCCGTCCGAGGGGTACGACGTGACTGGCTGGGCCGGCGACCCGCGACTGCGCCCGGAGCTGCTGCTGGCCACCGACGTCAACGGCCGCCCCATCTTCGTGGACACCACCACCCCCGGCGTCGGCGCGGTCGGGTCCGGCTCCCTGGTGGGCCTGCCGCTCTCCTACAGCCGAGGCATCTCCGGGAAGGTCATCCGGCAGAGCGGCGCCCGCGACACCGGGCTGCGCCTGATCGCCGGGGACTTCGGCCAGTGCGCGTACGGCGTCGGTATGGACATCACCCTCAAGATCTCCACCGAAGCCGGCTACGTGGACACCGACGGTGTCTGGCACTCCGCGTTCCAGGAGAACCTCGTCCTGCTCCTGGCCGAGGCGTACTTCGGATTCGTCGTCGGCAACCCGAAGGCGTTCGTCACCCTGACCGGCAAGGGCGGCGGTAGCTGATGGCCGATCCCCGCCCGCTGAAGATCACGGCCCGGGTGCACGCCTACCCGCCCGCCCACAACGCGGGCGGGGAATGGATGCTTCACTCCATGCTCCGCGTCCTGGTCGAGCGCGGCCACGAGGTGACGGTGTGGCTGTCCCGGTACGGGCCGATCCCACACCGCTACGACCTCGACGGCGTGCAGGTCATCCCGTTCCAGGCCCGCATCGACTTCGCCGCCCACGCCCGCAAATCCGATGTGCTGCTCTCCCATCTGGAGAACGTGCCGCCGGTCGCCTCGCTGGCCCGCGAGTACCGGGTTCCGATGGTCGCCGTCTGCCACAACACCCACGCGCCCACGTTCCGGCACGCCGCCGGCGTCGATCTCGCCGTCTACAACTCGCACTGGATGGAAACCGAGGCCGAGGTGTTCTACGGCGAGATCGCCGACCACGCCCGCCCGAAGGCGACCGCGATCGTGCGGCCCCCGGTGTTCGCGGAGGAGTACCGCACCACGCCGGGGGAGTGCGTCACCCTGGTCAACCTCAACGCCGAGAAGGGCGGGGACCTGTTCTGGCGGATCGCCGCCCGCATGCCCGAGACCAAGTTCCTCGGCGTGCTCGGTGCCTACGGGGACCAGGTCCGCCCACCTCAGCCGCTTCCCAATCTGGAGATCATCGAGCAGGTTCCCGGGCACCAGATGCGCGACCGCGTCTATGCCCGGTCCTGCCTGGTCCTGATGCCCAGCTCGTATGAGTCCTGGGGTCGGGTCGGAGTGGAGGCACTGGCCTCCGGCATCCCCGTGGTCGCCCACCCCACACCGGGGCTGGCTGAGTCCCTCGGCCATGCGGGCATCTTCGCCGACCGGGACGACCTCGATGCCTGGCTGTCGGTCTTGTCCACCGTGTTGGAGCCGGACGCATGGGCGCAGGCGTCCGCCCGTGCGCTGGAACGGTCCGCCGAACTGGACCCGGCGGCCGACCTCAAGGTCTGGGCCGAGGCCGTCGAAGCCCTGGGAGAGCGGAGGCGCGGCGGTGACGGCGACCGTTGAGCAGGTCAAGGCGCTATTGCCCGAAGGCACCGACCTCAGCGACGAGCAGATTCAGGCTCTGATCACGCAGGCCGAGACGTACCTGCGCGGCCGGGTCCGGGACCTGGACCGGCGCATCGCCTGCGGGCAGGTGACCGCGGCCACGGTGGACTTCATCGAGGCGTCCATGGTCGCTCGCGTTGCCCGCAACCCCGACGGCTACCGCGCCGAGGGGGATGGCGACTACTCGTACCAGTTCGACTCCCGCGCCGCGGCCGGCTTCCTGACCCTGCTGCCCGACGAGCTCACCATGCTCGGGATCAACAAAGGTGCCTTCACCATCGCCCCCACCAACCCCCGGCGCCGCTGCCGGCGCCATCGCGGGCCGTGTGATTGCCCGGTCGAGCCGCCGTGGCCGGGGTGGTGGTGCGAGTGAGCCTGCTCGACCGCGGGCCTGAGGAGGTCGTCATCTATCCGGCTGGACCGGTGCTGCCGGACGGTACCCGCGGTCCCGAGGGGGCGCCGGTCACTGTGCGCTGCCGCGTCCAGCCGGTGACCTCCACCGACTACCCCGAAAGCGGCTACCTCGTCACCACCACCTACCGGGTCATCGCCCGCGCCCTGCCCGCGGGCCCGTGGTCCCGGGTGGTGTGGCGCGGCCAGACCTGGACCGTTGTCGGGGAACCGGCCCGCCACCGTGGCTCGCCCCGCACCCGGCACGACACCGCGATCATCCGCAGGAGGTGACCCCATGGCCCGCGTCAGTCCCTCACTTGATGCCCAAATCGCGCACCTTGCCGCCGTCCGCGCAGTGGTACGTGCCGAACTGGAAGCCCGAGCCGCCCGCGTGCAAGCCGTGGTCGATAGCCACGTCCGCACAGGCCGCCTCCGTGCTTCACTGCGCGTGGAGACGAACGCCACCGACGCCACCGTCTCCATCGCTCATCCGGAGATCCTGGCGATCAACTATGGCCACACCGCGGCCAACGGCCGCTTCGTTGAGGGGATCCACGCCATCGAGGCGGGCCAGGCATGACACCCGTTCTCCCCGACATTGACGAGCTGGTGCGGGCCGCGCTTACCGCCGAGCTCCCGCAGGCGAAGGTGTTCACGCTGTGGCCGGATGACTGGGCGGAGCACCTGCCGCTGGTGGTGGCGCGCCGGGTGGCCGGCGCCGCACCGGATCCCCGTGGCCTGGACGCTGCCCTCATCGATGTGCAGGCTGCGGCCGGCGACCGGCGCGCCGCCCACTACCTGGCGCGGCAGGCCCGCGCGGTCCTCTTCGACGCCTGCGCCGCCCAGTTCTCCTACACCGACGCTGGAGGCTACCTCTCCCACTTTCAGGGCGAGACCTCAGGACCGGCCGAGATCCGTGACAGCCATCCCACCCCCGGTACCGACCTCTTCCGGTTCCAAGCCACCTACAGACTCACCGCTCGGCCCGCATCTTGAGCCAACTCTTGTGCACTGCGAAACTCGCGTGCACCGCAGGACCTGTTCATTGATCCTGAAGGTTTGAGCCAAGCGAAGGAGGGCGATGGACGTCGCCGAGGGACACGAGAGCGATGAGGACACCGACAGCGAACTGGAGGACACTTACCCCATATTTGCGGCGTCAGATTACTACCCCGATGCCCAGATAATAGAGTTCCTGATCTTCCAGCAACGACTGGCTGCCCTTGCTTGGATGCGACGCCAGATGAATGGAAGTATCGACTCGGAATTGGCGGAGCTCCGGGAGATTCGGCATTCCGGCGAACACAGAGTTTCGGGCTGGGAGACTGAAAGCGACCAAGTGCTCAACGAGTCGCTGCATCTGTTGGACCGTGACGCTAGGGGTATCAGTTCTGGTGTAATCCTCGTGGCTGCCGTGGCTGCACTGGAATCGCTCATGAACCAGTTGCTGGACCAGCCAAACGATGAACGTCTGCGCCGGGCTGGCCTGACGAGGAAGGCAGAGACCCTTGCCGAACGTTGGATCGGTGAGGACAAGGCCGATGTCTTCAACGAGCACCTCAAGTGGCTTCGTGATCGCCGCAACTCTTTCGCCCACAGGCTCCTTGATGATGTGGACCCCTACTGGGAGGCGGATGGCCCCCAGTGGACACTCGACGACGAAGTTGCCGACGAAGCTCTGTATAGGGCCGGATCCATTGCGATCATGTTGGAGCAAGCGAAATTGGAGAAGAGCTAGCGTCAAGTAATTCAGGCTTCTCCTGACTCCCGCAACTCCACAGAGAACCTCGTTTATGGCCACTTGATGAAAGTGGCCATTACTTATTTCTGTCAAGGAGGTTGATTTCACCATGCCCCTCATCGACGAAGCCGCCATCATCCCGGGCTCCGGCTTCATCCACCTCGCCGATCCCGACACGCCCAAGCCCACCGCCATCACCGACCCGCGCAACCCGGGCCCCGGTTGGAACAACATCGGCCACACGTCACTGGACGACTTGCCGGAGTTCGGCCGGGACGGCGACAAGCCCGAAACCGTCGGCACGTGGCAGAACGCCAAGCTGCGCCAGACCAGCCCCGACGTGACGTACTCCGTCACGTTCAACTCCGTGCAGGCCACCGCCGACACCTACCGGCTCTACTTCGGCGCCGGCCACGAAGCAGTGCAACCCGACGGATCCTTCCGCATCCCCGCCCGACCCGAACCGCAGGTCGGCGCCCTGCTGTTCATCGTCATAGACGGTGCGCACATGGTGCCGCTGTGGCACCCGCGCACCTCGCTGCTCGGATCCGACGCGGTGAAGATGGACGCGACCAAGTTCTGGTCCTTCCCCATCGTCGCCACCTTCCTCGGGTCCTCCACCATCGGCGGCGCCATCGGCGAATGGGCCGCGGTCGCCAGCTCCGGCCCCCATTCCTGACGTCGCCCCACACCCCTCCCAAGGAGAACCGCCGTTATGGCCGAACCCCTCTCGATAGCAGCACTGCGCGCCGAAGCCCAGACGACGTACGAGGCCGTGCCCCTGCTCCTGGACTCCGGCGCCGTGGTCGGGCTGCGGTCGATGCTCATGCTCGCCAAGGACGACTACACCGCCGTCGAGCAGCTACTCAGCGAGATCACCGCGGCCGGCGCGGAGAACCGGCTCGCCGCCGTCATCGACGCCATGCGCCGGCTCCTGCTCACGGTCGCCGACGACTCCGCAGTTCTTGAACCCGAACTCGCCTCCTGGGAGCCGGGCCTGGTGATGAACCTGATCGAGCGCTGGCAGAGCGGCACCCAGGCCCCGGAAGCCTCCAGCTCGGCCAACTGATCGCCCAAGGACACGGCGCCGCACTACGCGCCGACCTCCAACACCACTACGGCCTGGACCTGGCCGACATGTGGCGCGGCCGGCTCGCGCCGCGCCGTGTCCTCGATCTGGTCGAGCACCTCCCCTCCGGATCCGCCCTCGCCACCGCTCTCGGCGGCGATCCCGCCGAACGCGGCTGGGACCTCCACGCACACCTGCTGGCCCACGCCATCGACGCTGCCCACCACACCGCCTGGGCCGTCGCCCAAGCGCACAGCCAGAAAGCAGTCCCACCGCCGAAACCGATCCCCCGCCCAGGGAGCCGGCCGCGGTCTGCCGACCCGCTGGACCTGTCCCAGCACCCGTTGGCGCAACCGCTTCCCGAGCGCTTCCGCAGCGCACCGTCCTGAACCGTTAAGGAGGTGACGCGGCCATGGCGGGATCCCCCGGCGGACGCGAAGTTGACCGCCTCGCAATCCGCGTCCTGCCCGACACCTCAGGGTTTGCCACCTCCCTCCAGCGCTACCTCGACCGGATCGAGCAGCGCGCCAAGGTAGGCGTACAGATCAACCCAGATGCCACTGGCTTCACCGAGCAGCTCCGGACGCGGCTGGACCGCATCCGAGCACAACTGAAGGTGAAGGTCGTCCCGGACACCAGCCGGTTCGCTGCCGATGTGCAGGCCGCGGCGGCTGGTGTCGATGCGCGCGTGAGCGTGCCCGTCGCTCCGGACGTTTCCGGCTTCGCCGAGCGATTGCAGGAAGTCGTCGTCCCAGACATCGGCCAGTTCCTTGCCGACGTGCGGGCCGCCGTAGCGGGTGTCGATGCGCGTGTGAGCGTGCCTGCCACCCCGGATCTATCCGGCTTCGGCACGCAGTTGCAGGCGCGATTGGATCGCTTCCGCGTGCAGATGAAAGTGAAGGTGGCCCCGGACACCGCTGGATTTGCCGCAGGTGTGCGGGCCGCGACGGCGGGTGTCAAGGCAGAGGTCAACGTGCCGGTCACGCCCGATACCGAGGGGTTCGGCGAGCGTCTTCGTGCAGCCATTGACCGGGTGCGGGCGCGCGTCAAAGTGCCTGTGTTTCCCGACATGGGCACGTTCAAGGACCGCCTGCGGGCGGAGCTGAGCAAACCGATCTACGCACGGGCCAAGGTGCCCGTGGTGCCGTCGCTGACCGGGTTCGCCTCCCGGGTGCGGGGCGAGCTACGCGGGATGGGCCCGCTTCCAGTTCGGGTGCAGCCGACGGCGAACGCCGCCGCCATCGCCCGACTGCGGGCCGAACTCGCACACCTTGCCCCACCGATCCTCGTCCCCGTCCGCACCGAGGGGGACCGCCGTTCCATCGCCAACACCTCCTCGGCGCTGAGCCGGCTGCGCAGCATCGCCACGGGCCTCGGGGGCATCGCGGGGACGTTCGGGAAGATCTCGGCCGCCATCGGCGCCGCCGTACCGGTGGCTGCCGGGCTGACGGCCGCGCTCCAGGCCATGGCACCCGCTGCGGCCCTCGCGGCGACGGGGATCGTCGGCATGGTCTCGGCGGCCGCGGCCCTGAAGATCGGCACGCAGGGCGTCGGCGACGCCCTCAAGGACGCATTCGACCCGGCCAAGGCGGACAAGTTCCAGCAGGCGCTGACCAAGCTGTCGCCGAGCGCCCGCTCGTTCGTGCTGGCGCTACGAGGCATGCAGCCAGAGTTCACGGCGCTACGCACTGCCGTCCAACAGCGCCTCTTCGACGGCCTGGCTGCCCAGATCACTGCGGCCGGCACCGTGGCGTTGCCGGTGTTCCGCCGCGGCCTTGTCGATACCGCCGGCGCACTGAATCAGATGGGCACGGGCGTGGTGGCGGCCGTACGTCAGTTGGCTGCCAACGGCCAATTGGGGCAGGCCCTGGCGGGCGCCTCGAAGGGGTTGGGCAACCTTTCCCGGGTCCCGGGGCAGTTCGTCACGGCGCTGACGCAGATCGCGGTAGCCGCGGCACCCGCCTTCGACCGGGTGACCAAGGCGGCAGGTGGTGCCGCTACCCGTATCGCCGCGCAGCTCAGCAAGGGTCTGGCGTCCGGCCAGCTGACGGCATTCATCGACCAAGCCATCGGCCTGATAGGCCAGTTGGCGAAGGTGGCCGGAAACGTCGTCGGCATCATCGGGAATATCTTCAGCGCCGCACAAGTCTCGGGCGGCGGGTTCATGGCGACATTGCAGAGCATCACCGGCGCCATGCGCACGGCTTTTGCGAGTCCGGAGGTGCAGGGCGGCCTCAAGGCGCTCTTCGCCACGATGGCGCAGCTCGGCAAGACCGCCGCGCCGCTGCTGGGGCAGGCACTGCGTGTCGTCGGGCAGGTCTTGGCGCAGCTCGGACCGCCGGCGCAGACGCTGATCAAGGCGCTGGGCGCCGCGCTCCAGCCGGTGCTGCGCGCCCTGGGGCCGGTCCTTGCGTCGCTGGCCGGCGCCGTGGGGCAGCTGGTGGTGGCGTTCTCGCCGCTGCTCGTGGCCGTGGGGAAGATCGCGGCGGCACTGCTGCCCGCACTCCAGCCGATCTTCGGCGCCCTTGCCCGCGTCTTTGCCGCGCTGGCGCCGGTCATCACCCAACTGGCCAACGGCATTGGATCGTTCCTGGCCCCGGCCCTGTCGGGCCTGGCGACCATCATCGCCAAGCTCGTCAAAGGCTACGCCGACCAGCTCGTCGTGATCTTCAACTCGCTCGCGCCGATCATGCCGCAGCTCGCGTCAGCGATGGGCACGGTCGGGGTAGCCCTCGGCCAGCTCTTCACGGCCCTGGCGCCCCTGTTGCCTCAGCTCACCCAGCTCGGGACCCAGCTCGCCGCCAAGCTCCTCCCCGCGCTGGTCCCGCTGATCCCGCCGATCGCCAACCTGTCCGCCGCACTGATCAGCATGGGCATCGGCGCCATCACGCAGTACGCGATCCCGGCGCTTCAGAAGCTGATCACGTTCATCACTGGCCTGGGACGGTTCCTGGCACCCGCCATCGCCGCCGTCCAGTCGGTCGTCAAGGGCATCTCCAGCCTCTTCGAGTGGCTGTACGACCACTTGGTCGGCCACAGCGTGATCCCCGACATGGTGCGCGACATCGTGTCCTGGCTCGCCGGCCTGCCCGGCAAAGCCCTGTCGGCCATCGCCGCCCTGCCCGGCTATCTCGCCGGCAAGGCACAGGAAGCAGCCTCGGGATTCCTCGCATCCGTGCGGGAGGGCATCGGCCAGGCCATCAACTGGCTGGCCGGAGTCCCGTCCATGGCCCTAAGCGCCCTGGGCAACGTCGGCTCCCTGCTGTGGAACGCCGGTGCGAGCTTGATCCAGGGCTTCATCGGCGGCATCCGCTCCATGATCGGGTCCGTTCGGTCCCTCCTCGGCGACATCACCGACGGCCTCACCTCCTGGAAGGGGCCGCCGGCCCGGGACGCCCGCATCCTGCGGCCGGCCGGACGGCTGGTGTTGACCGGCTTCATGGACGGGATTCACGCCTCCGTCCCCGCCCTACGCGCCCAACTGCGCGGGGTCACAGACGAGGTGGCCGCCTACCAGCCCGTATTCGCCCCGCAGGTCACGCCAGCCCACGGCGGCGCCGCGGCGATGACTGGTGGCCCGGCGGGCGGGCCATTGGTCTCCATCGACACCTTCGTCGCGCACGAGAACCAGAGCCCGGCGGGTATCGCCCGCGAACTCGCGTGGCTGGCCAAGGGGAGGGGGTGACCCGGCATGCGCGCAGGACCCGCAGAGGTCCAAGTCAGCGCGGACGGGCAGATCCAGTTCGGCTCGTTCCTCATGGGGGAGGGCACGCACATTCACGGCCGGCAACTCACCGGCTGGGACGACCTGCCCTCCCTCGACAACGCCTCCGTCGCCATGCCCTCCTCGCACGGCGCGTGGGCCGGCCAGCTACTGGCCGGCCCACGCGTCCTGGCCTTCGACTTCCTCATCGACGACGGCCGCGGCACAACCGGGCTCCCAGGCGTGCTCGACGCACTGCGCCGCGCCACCACCCTCCGGCAAGACGAGGACCCACTTGTCGTCCAGCTTGCCGGCGCCCGCCGCCTGATGTGGGGGCGCGTCACCCGCCGCGCCCTGCCAGCCGACCGCAAATACACCTGGGGCAACCCCAGCGGCTCGATCGAATGGACCTGCTCAGACCCCCGCCGGTACGAGGTGGTCGAGCAGGTTGCCCGTATCGGACTGCCCATACCCGAGCCCGGTCTCGACTGGTACGCCGCCGACCCGCCGCCAGGTCTGGAATGGGACCTGGACTGGGGCGGCAACGCCACACCAGGCACCGCCGCCATCGACAACGCCGGGGACGCTGACGCTTACCCCGTCTTGGTCATCACCGGCCCGGTCCGCCGGCCCGCGATCACCAACCAGGCCACGGGTGCCGTCCTCGAATACGACATCACCCTCGCCGACACCGACCGGCTCGTCATCGACACCCGCGAGGGCACCGTCACCCTCAACGACACCACCCCACGCCTCTACACCGCCACCTACCGCAGCACCCCCGAGCGCGCCTTCACCCTGTCGCCCGGCACCTCGCTACTGGCCTTCCGAGCCCATGAGTTCACCCGCACCGGAGCCCTCACCGTGCTCTGGCGCTCCGCGTGGTGGTGACCCGCAACCCCACTCCCGACCGTTCGTAAGAAGGGGCCCTCGCATGACCGTGCGCGCGGCATGGCTGACCACCCGCGGGGATGCCGCGGGCGGACAGACCCGCAACGACTCCCGCCTCACCCCCATCACCGCCATGACCCCCGCCGGCACACTCACCACGCAGCCCGGCGTGATCCCCGGCGGCAACCCCTTCGCCCTCGCCGCCACCGGAGCCATGACCGCGACGCTCGGCACCGGCCGCGCCCTCATCCAGGGCAACGAGATCCAAGGGGCCTACCCCGTCTCCGTCACCGCCCCCGAGACCTTGACCTTCATCGACGGCGACCCGGCCAACCCCCGCATCGACCTGGTGGTGCTGCGCATCTACGACGCCGCCCACGACAACACCGGCCAAGTCCGCGCCGCCGCCGAGATCATCCCCGGCACACCGTCCGCCGCCCCCACCCCGCCGCCGCTGCCGGCCGGGGCTCTGGGCCTGTACCGGGTGGCGGTCCCGGCGAAGACCTCGGCCGGTACCGGCGGCATCGACTTCCCCACCGCCACCACCGACGTCCGCCGCTACACCGCCGCGGTCGGTGGCATCGTCCCGCAGCCGGACGCGGCCGGCGCGTACCGGGGCCAGTACCGCGACGACGGCACCGCGCCCCAGCGTTTCGACGGCACCGCCTGGCGCCCGGTCGTCGAACGCCACTACGCCCAGGTCGTCAAAGGCGACCACTACAACCTCCCCGCCAACACCTACGTGTCCGTGATGTGGGACGGGGTCCGCGCCGCCTCCGAGCCGGCCGTGTGGACGACGGCCCGCCCCTCACGCCTGACCGCCCCGGTCCCCGGCCTCTACCAGATCACCGCCCAGCACACCTGGCCCGAAGGAGCCCGCGACGCCCGAGTACGGATCATCCGCAACGGCGGCGACTCCGAATGGCAGCTCACCTACACCGCGGCCTCTGGCGGCGCGCAAGGCCACGGCGGCAGCATCGGTGCCTACCTGGGCGCCGGCGACTACATCGAGATGCAGCTCTACACCGCCACCCGGATCACCGACGTGCCCGGCTACTACACCAACTTGTCGATGTTCTGGATCGGTGCATGACCGCTTACCGCGCCCTGTTCTGCGACCTGCGCACCGACCAAGTCCGCGACACCTTCCCCATCTCGGGAGTGTCCATGGAGGACTACATCGGCAAGACCGGCACCCTGTCCGGCACCCTCACCGCACCCGACCGCGCCACCGCCGACCGGATCCGCGCCGCCGTCATCCCCGGCCGCACCGCCGTCTGGATCGAACGCGATGGCGTGATCTGGTGGGGCGGCATCGTATGGACCGCCTCCCTCAGCTCAACCGGCCGCGGAACACCGGCGAAGGCCGATATCCAAGCAGCCACCTTCGACAGCTACCTCGACCACCGGCTGCTCACCACAGACTTCACCGCCACCGACGAAGACCAGTTCACCATCGCGCGCCGCCTGATCAGCTTCGCGCAGTCCACAGACGGCGGCGACATCGGCATCCGCCTCGGCCAGGGCGCCTCAGGGGGGAAGCGGACCCGGACGTACAGCCACTACGACCTGCCCAAGATCCGCGAACTCCTCGACAAACTCGCCGCCGTCCAAGGCGGCTTCGAATGGCGCATCCGCTGCTACCGCGACGACGCCGGCGAACGGATCAAGGAACTTCAACTCGGCCACCCCCGCATCACCACCAGCCGCGGCCCGGCCGACGTCATCCTCGACTACCCCGGCGCCGTGACCGCCTACACCTTCCCCTACGACGCCACCACCGCCGCCACCCACTGGCAATCCCGCGGCGCCACCAGCACGGGCAGCAACCGGCCGCTCATGTCCACCCCGCTCCAAGTCACCGGCGCCATCAAAGCCGGCTGGCCCCACCTCGACGGCACCAGCGACTACCCCAGCGTCACCACCAAGGCCGTCCTCGACGACCACGCCGCCGCTGACCTCACCGAAGCCGCAACCCGCGCGGTCATCCCGGAGATCACAGTCGCCCTCGAAGCCGCCCACCTCACCCCCGCCATCCTCGGCGCCACCATCCGCCTCCGCATCGCCGACGTGTGGTCCCCGGCCGGCTTCGCCGGCCGCTACCGCGTCGTCGGCATCACCGTCCGCGCCGCCGAACGCGGGCAGGCCGAGACCGCCTCCCTTCTCCTCGATGCCGCCAACCGCGGCACCCGCCTCAACTCCACCAGAGAGGGCTGAGCCCCTATGGCAGTGATCCCCCCGGACCTCCTCGACCGCCTCCGCCGCCTCGAAGAGGACGTCCGCGAACTCCGCGGCCGACTACCAGCCCGCCCCGAGGACGCTCCCGCCCCACAAGGCACCACCCCCGACAACCAGCTGTAGACACACCAGGAAGGAACGACCATGGCCACACCCCTCTCCGCCGATGCCCTCGTCACGGCACTTCGCAACGAAGGCGTGACCGTCGTCGAACACGACGGCTGGCGCAGCCACAACCGAGCGGGACACGGTGCGTGGGGGCCCGTCCACGGCGTGATCATCCACCACACCGTGACCAGCGGCACCAGCGCCTCCGTCTCCATGTGCTGGAGCGGATACGACGAACTGCCCGGCCCCCTGTGCCAGGGCGTCATCGACAAGACCGGCACCGTCCACCTCATCGGCAACGGCCGCGCCAACCACGCCGGCACCGGCGATGGCGACGTCCTGGACGCCGTCATCGCCGAGAACTACGGCGACGCCCCACCCAGCCCGAACGAGAACGACACCGACGGCAACGCGAGGTTTTACGGCTTCGAGTGCATCAACCTCGGCGACGGCGAAGACCCCTGGCCGGCCGAACAGCTCGACGCCATCGAACGCGTCTCGGCAGCCATCTGCCGTGCCCACGGCTGGACCGCGAAGTCCGTGATCGGTCACAAGGAGTGGACCGACACCAAGACAGACCCCAGCTTCGGCATGCCGGACCTGCGCGACCGCATCGCCGACAGGCTCGGCAGCAAGCCGAGCGGCGGTGGTACCGATGCCCAGCCGGCGGTAAGCCTCGCCCACGTCATCGCCGCCGCCCGCACGGACGCTCCGGCCGCCCAGGGGCACACCACCTACAAGGCCGAGGTGCTACGCGTCGAGCAGGCCCTTGCCGCCGAGGGCCTGCTCGCATCCACCTGGGTCGATGGCTCGTACGGCACCAAGACGGCCACCGCATACGCCGCCTGGCAACGCCGCTGCGGCTACACCGGCCGCGATGCCGACGGCATCCCCGGCCGCAACTCCCTCACCGCCCTCGGCAAGCGCCACGGCTTCACCGCCACCGACTGAACAGGAGACCCCCACATGGCCACACTCTTCACCACGTCGTTTTGGGCCAACGCTGCCGAACGCGCCGTGAAAACCTTCGCCCAGACCCTCCTCGCCGCCCTGGGACTCGACACCGCCGACCTGCTTTCCCTTCCGTGGACCCACGCTCTGGCCCTCGCAGGTGTCGCGACGGTCCTCTCCGTCATCACCTCGATCGCCACGGCAGGCACAGGCAAGCCTGGGCCGGGCATCACCGAATCGGTAACCCCGGGTGGAGCCGACGGTACCGGCTGACGCACGGCCACTACTACCGCGATTGCCGACTGGCCCCGTTGAAGACAACGAATCCCCCGCGCTCCGGCTCTGTGCCGGAGTGCGGGGGCGCTTTCGCTGTTTGAGGAGCGCAGCCCGTCACCGATGCCCGGACTGGCGTTGGCGAAGGGCCATTGGGGGTCCAAGGGCTACAGGAGGCCGTCGATCAAGCCTTGCCGGAACGCGTTCCATTCCTCGGCTGTGTAGCGGAGAGCTTCCTTCTCCGGCGTCTTGGAGTCCCGCACGGCGATGCCGCCTCCAGGGAGATCAGTGATCTCCACGCAGTGCTCCCCGCCGTTGCTGGACGGAGACTTACGCCAACTGGCTTCACTGAGGTCGATCGCGTACAGCTCATCTTTGCGGTTGGTCGTGCTCACTTGAGGGTCCTCTCCTCCATGATCTGCTTGATTGTCTCGTGGGAGTCCTCGGGCGGAAGGGCAGCGGCGACCACACGATCGAAGGCGTCCTCGAAGACCTTGACGTCGTCGGTTCCCTCTACGAAGTATCCGCCGCGGAGGTTCTCCAGATCGACCACCGTTGGCCATGGGTGTGGGAATCGAACCACTTGGAAGAGGCCGAGCATCCCCGGGTGGGGCGTGGCGACCAGTGGCATGACCTGGATGGTGATGTTGGGCAGGCTGGTCATGTCGAGCAGGTGTCGGAGCTGCTCACGCATGAGGGCGGGCTGTGATGCAAACCGTTGGTGCAACGCCGACTCATGGATTACGGCCCACAGCTTCAGAGGCCCGCCGGGCTTGGTGAGTATGGCCTGCCGCATTTTGCGGACCTCGGCGAGGGCGATTACTTCTTCCGGCGTACGAGTGATCGCTGTTGCGGCGATGATCTCACGTGCGTATGCGCCGGTCTGCAAAAGGCCGGGGATGAGGCTCGGCGTATAGATGTGGATGCTCTCAGTGGGCGGTTCGCGAGTTGATGTCCGTTTCGAAGTGAGGCTTGGGGCAGGGGTGCTGGCCACGGTGCGGGCTACTGCTGCCGGGCAAAGCAGCCGGTGTCGGCTTCGGTGAGGATGCCGAGTTTGACCAGGCGCTTCAGCTTGGCCCGGGTGCCTTCGATGTTCTTCGGCAGCAGTGCGTGGTCGAGGGCCTGGCAGACGTCCTTGGCCCGCAGGGGGCCGGTCGACTCGTTGAAGGCGGCGAGGATGCGCGGGTAGTCCGGGTGCTCGGGCAGCTCCGGCGCG